GGTTAGTACCATCCTTACATCCAACAGGGTTGATAACCAAATTACGGATATCACTACCGACTCCAGGGTGAAACAAATCTTGACAGATCCTACTGCTTGTCAGTATATTTCTAAGGAGATAAAACTAGAAAATCCTGCAACTTCCTTAAAAGTTATACTGGATGCTCATATCAATGACTTCTGTGATATCAGGGTATTGTATGCTATCAGTAATAAGGATGGATTTGATCCTATCTTTGTTCCTTTCCCAGGATATGCTAACTTGAATTCCAGAGGACAAATTATTGATATTGCCAATAATGATGGCACAACAGATACTCTTGTATCTAAAACTGCCACATATGGATTTGACACAAGTCAAATCGAATTTAAGGAGCACACCTTCAGTATAGATCAACTACCAACATTCAAGTGTTATAGGGTTAAAGTTCTATTACTTGGTACTTCACAAACATATGTGCCAAGATTCAAAAACCTAAGAGTTCTAGCCCTAGCATAATGTATAAAGTAAAAGATCATGTGGATCTCGCAAGGGATCCACGAACCGGTGCCATATTGAATTTAAACTCTCTAGACCATGAGAAATACGTTGAGAGACGTAAGGTAAAAAACATGGAGCATCAACAGGTACAGAATATTGAAGAGGAAGTTGCTAATCTTAAGGAGGATATTTCAGAAATCAAATCACTATTAAGGGAGTTAATCAATGGATCCAACTGAAATAAGTTTAGATAATCTAACTAAAAGTTTTGAATATACTAAGATAGCGGGTCAAATAGATAGTTGTGATGATAGAGAGGAACTTAGAAATATTGCTAAGTGTTTCTGTAAATTATATTATAAACAACAGGAAACCATGGCTACGATAGGTATACCGACAAATGGCAACTAAAAACGTAACTTTTGATCTTGATGCAGGAGTGCCAAAGGGTGTAAATCTCACCATTCATACTGGATCAGATTTCACTACAAACTTTAATGTTGTAAATACTTCTAACAGCGCCTTTGATTTAACAGGATACACTGGATCATCTGCCATGTCAAAGAGTGTTGCTATTGGCGCAACACTTGGTATTACAACCTCCTTCAATGTTGGATTTACGAGTGCTTACGATGGCAAATTTAAGATATCACTTGGGTCCACAGCAACAAGAAGTTTGAATGAAGGTAGATACGTTTATAATGTTTTAGTGAGTTCTGGAAGCACCGTTTATAGTCTTGTAAACGGAAATGTCCTCGTTATTGCTGGAATAACTACAGCACCGTCATAAATACTATTAAGGAACTAGTGTATACATGGCTCAACCAGCAAGTAGAACTGACTTAGTAAATTATTGTAAAAGGCAACTGGGAGCACCAGTTTTAGAAATCAACGTTGCTGATGAGCAAATTGATGACCTAATAGATGATGCCCTTCAATATTTTCATGAAAGACATTTTGATGGTGTGGTTCAGACATACTTAAAATATAAGATAACTCAGGCAGATATTGATAGGGGAAGGACTAGGGGAGATAATAAAACTGTTGGTATTGTAACCACCACGGCAGACACCACTATCGTTGGGACTGCTGTAACATTTTCCTTTGAGGAAAATAGCAACTATCTACAGGTGCCACCGCAAGTCATTGGAATAAACAAGATATTTAGATATGACGGTTCACAAACTGTAACCAATAATATGTTCAGTGTGAAATATCAAATGTTCTTAAATGATATGTATTATTTCAGTTCTACTGAGATATTAACATATGCTATGACAAAGAGATATCTTGAGGATATGGACTTTGCGCTAAACACAGAGAAGCAAATAAGATTTAATCAAAGACAGGATAGACTTTATCTAGATGTTGATTGGGGAGATGTCACAAAAGATGATTTCTTGATCATTGATTGTTACAGATTATTAGATCCAGATACATTCACTAGGGTTTGGAATGATTCATTCCTTAAAAGATATGTCACTCAACTCATTAAACGACAGTGGGGGCAAAATTTATTAAAGTTCCAGGGTGTCAAACTTCCCGGTGGAATTGAATTGAATGGCAGGCAGATATATGATGATGCTCAAAAAGAACTGGATGCAATTAGGGAGATTATGTCAAATACTTATGAACTTCCACCACTTGACATGATCGGTTAATCTCATGCTTAATCCATATTTCCAGCAAGGGGCAAGGTCTGAGCAAAATCTAATACAGGATCTTATCAACGAACAGTTGAGGATGTATGGTGTTGAGGTTCATTATCTCCCTAGAAAGTATCTGACCACTAATACGGTTATCAGAGAGGTAATACAATCCAAATTTGATGATGCGTATCCTATCGAGGCATACGTGGATAATTTTGATGGGTATAATGATAATGCGACGATACTATCGAAGTTTGGAATACAACAGCAGCAAGAACTTAATATAATTATTTCAAAAGAAAGATTTGAGACATACATATCTCCTTTGATAAAGAATGAGCAGAACATAAAGTTATCTACAAGACCAAAAGAAGGAGATTTAATTTACTTTCCTCTTGGTGATAGACTTTTTGAGATTAAATTTGTTGAGCATGAGAAACCATTTTATCAGTTACAAAAGAATTATGTTTATGAACTGAGATGTGAACTCTTCAGATTTGAGGATGAGGTTATTGATACCGGTATTGATGATATTGATGATATTCTCGTAGGCGGTGATACTGATGGATTGGCAGATGGAAGTGATGGAACACTTAGCACCGTTCTTGGAAATACACAAACTCTTACACTTGTAGGAACTGGTGTGACCGCAACAGCAGTAGCTGGTATCATCACTGCTGGTGGAATTAGAACTATCACCATCTCAAATAGGGGTGGTGGATATACATCAATTCCAAGGGTAGCCATTTCTTCTGCTCCTGCTGGTGGGATTACTGGTATCGCAACCGCTGTAATGATTGGTGGAATTAACGTATGTAATCAGAGCGCCAATCCTGCGTCAAGATCTGTTCAGAATGTTGATATTGTAAATCCAGGAGCTGGATATACTGTTGCTCCTGGAGTGCAGTTTATTGGTGGTGGAGGTGCCGGTGCTGCTGCCACTGCTACAATTGCTGATGGTGTTGTTGGTGTAATGACTATCACTGCTGAAGGCGGTGGATACACTAACCCACCAACCATAACCTTTACTAATGAGGTATTCCTGTCCGGTGTAACCACCGTATCTGCCGCTGCAACAGCGATTGTGAGCACCGCAGGCACAATCAGTGCTATTAACTTTACTAACGCTGGTGTGGGTTATAGCATCGCTCCTACGGTTGTTATATCTAACCCGGATCTTGATTCCACAGGAGAGTTTGTATTTAATGAGGTTGTAACAGGGTCCAGTAGTGGTTCAACTGGTAGGGTCAGGGTTTGGAACTCTGCGACCAGTCTACTAGAACTTGGAAATGTCACTGGAGAATTCACCATTGGAGAGAACATCGTTGGTTCTACCTCTGGTGCCTCTCATGAACTTAGAAAAGTTGATATTAATCCATCTGATGATGGTTTTGCTGATAATCTGTCCTTGGAAAATGAGGCAGATGGTATCATAGACTTCAGCGAACAGAACCCATTTGGCATTCCCTAAATAATATTACTCTCATTGTAGCGTAGTTCCATAGGGATCAAACATGTTTGAATATTTTTATAACGAAATTTTGAGGAGGACCATCATATCCTTTGGTACTCTTTTCAATGCTATAACCATCAAACAAACTAATGCCTCTGATGATATAGTTAATACCATCAGGGTTCCTTTGGCTTATGGTCCCACTCAAAAGTTTCTTGCGAGACTTGAGCAGTCGCCGGATTTGAATAAATCCATAGCGATGTCATTGCCAAGAATGTCATTTGAGTTTACTGGATTAACATATGATGGTTCAAGAAAGGTAACTACGACACAACAATATACTGTAAAAGACCCAGACAGTGGGGAGGAAAGTAAGAAGATATTCATGCCAGTTCCATACAACATGCAGTTTGAACTGAGCATTATGTCAAAATTAAATGATGATGCTCTACAAATTGTAGAACAAATTTTACCATATTTCCAAC